GTTTCTTGAACTGTCGTAGTAGTCGGGTTGGTGACAGGGACAGTCGTTGACGGGACAGTAGTAGTAGAGGTCGTCGTCGTTGTTGTGGATGAGGTTGTAGATACCCATTCACCCAAGCCTAATGTCAGATTAGTTATCGTCAGCAGACCTGGTTGGCAACATGAATCAGTTGAGTACTGCCGAAACGCAAACACATCACCAGCCTCAACCGTCACCAAACCTGAACCACTTGCGCTGCTCTGATCCGTCAACTGTGTGATCACCCCGTTCAGAATGATTTGTGGCGGGTCATACCAAGCCCCATCATTAGTCTGATATTGCCATTGGAAACCGAGTTCAGTTGTCTCCTCTGGGATGATGGCCTCAAGTTTCACCCAATGCGCCTGACCAGCACACGTACCACCATCAGCACCCGTCAGCCTAAACCCACCCTCAACCAACACAACCTGCCCACCCTCAACAGCAAGACAAGACTTAGAGAACTCCCAAACACCAAACGCATCAGCGTTCGCTGAAGATGAAGTGATTAAAAAACCTAGTAACGCAGGAACAAGGATTAACCAGCGACTATGGTTCAGGTATTTCAGGATAGACAGACACAGGAGGAGGAGTAAATGTTTGGGTTATTGGATTGTAGGTAAAACCAATACCTGCGCATGGTTTGTCGCCACAAGTGCAATCCACCCATTCGCCACCAAGATTTTCTATTGCCCATTCAAAATTTCCAACAATGACATCTTCAACCATGTTGTTGTTTAACTGTGCTGCATATGCGGTCATACCTTAAACCTCACAAATACTTTCGCATCCGAACCATCCCCGCCAGTTCCCGATGCTGCCGTACTTCGACCAGCACCACCATCACCATTAGTCCCAGCAGCACCACCGCTTGCAGCACCACCAGTCCCATAAGTTACAGAAGCTCCTGTAAACGATGTTGTGATACCCACACCAGGAGTTGTTGTAGTTGCGTTTCCACCCGCACCACCACCAGCACCGGAACCAGCATCCTGTACACCGTTTCCACCATTACCCCCAACAAAACCAACACCGCCAGTAAGGTTCGTGCCATTTGAAGCCCCACCACCACAACCACCGTTACGAGTTGGTTCTGCTCTTGCTGCACCACCAGCACCAGCAGCACCAACAAGCAAGGAACCAAAAGTTGTTTTACCACCATTAGTTCCGTTTGCACCACCAGCACCGCCCAAACCTTTAGCACCCAAAGTTATGGTTTGATTTGCTGTTAAATAAACGGTTGCTTCAGTAACCGAACCTGCACCGCCACCACCAGAAGCGTGAAGTGTTGTCGATGTTCCACCACCACCACCAGATGCTGATTGAATCAACACATCAAACAAACCAGATTTACCAACAGTTAATGTTCCTGATGCTGTAAATGTCAACAAAGTATAAGCAGTACCAGCAACGGTAATACTTGAAGCTGATCCACCAGAAGCAGAACCATATCCAGTTGACACATCAACCCAAGCTGAACCGTTATAGACCTGCAAACTTGTTGCAGTTGAATATGCAACCATTCCTGCTGATGGGGTTGGGATGGCTGAGGCTCGTGCTGCGGTGCCTGCGAACACCATCACCGATTGATCCATCAGGTAACCATTAACATCCGATGCAGTTAAAGTGTCGCCAGGCGACCATTCTTTTCTTCCAAGTCCAGCCATGATGCTCCTACTTTACACGCTCACCCAGGCTGTGCCGTTGTACACGACCACTCCTGTTGCTGTTGAATACGAAACCATTCCTGCTGAAGGTGAAGGTATCTCTGAGTCTCGTTCAGCTGTACCAGAAAACACCATCACCATCTGATCCATGAGATAGCCGTTGACATCTGCTGCGGTGAGCGTGTCTCCAGGCGACCATTCTTTTCTTCCAAGTCCAGCCATAGTTCCTACAGTCTAGGCGACAGCAAAATCGGTGTCATCAAGCGGTGAGCCAACGAAACTTGATGTCAGTCCCCATGTGGCTGTGCTGGTTGAAGCATTCGCTGTGCCGTTCCAAGCCTGTTCTGTGAGCGTGTAACCCGTATAGGTGTCAGCATAAGTACCATCAAAATATGGCAACAAGGTTGATGTTTCTTCAACGAGCACCGCATCCCAAAAAACATCATTAGTTGCGCTGTTAGTAGCACCGTTGTAAAGCCTCACCAATACTTCGGTTGTTCCAACTGGGATAGTTATCGTTACTGAAACCCGTGTTTCGCCCGTAGTCGCTGCTTGTGCGCTTGCAACATTAGAAAATGAACCTGCACCTGTTCGGTAATAAATCAAAATCCTGCGAGCACGATTATCAATAGAACCTGTTTGTGCTATCGGCAAATAGCAGGTGGCAGAAACCGTATAAGTTTTCCCAGCATTGAGAACAGTAATATTATTCGTACTGCCGCCATCTAGCAAAGCGGCATAACCATCACCACTTCCCGTTGATGGTCTCACTCTTACTGATGCTGAACCTGATGCTGACCAATCCGTACTACGAGCAATTGTTACTTGTGCGTTTTGTGACCAGCCTGTTGTGTTTGTCTCAAAGTTTGGGTTGGTGACAAGGTTGGTGCGTGTTGTTGTGGTCGTGTAACCGCCAACGATGAATGGTGACACCAACTGCACCTGACCCAACCCCAAAAACACCTCATGACGTGACGGGGCGATCTGATGACGAATGGACTCGACCACCACATTCTGTTGAACCACCGAAGGCGTACCAACAGCGAACCGTTTCTCCACCGCCAAAATATCGCCAATCTCCAACGAGGCCATCAACTCTTGCTGAGCCGAAGACAACCCGTTCATCAACACGCTTGTCTCATTGAACACCACCTGCGGTGTCTGATACCTATCAAGCAAAGCGACAGCCAAAGCCGAACCAGCAGCATCATTCACCAACGGCAAATTGTTTAGAGCAAAGTTCTTAATCCCATACTCAGCCTGCGAAGCCGTACCATTCACCACACTCAACACACTCGAACCCTCAACCTGAACCGAAATACGATTCAACACAGTTTCGGCACCATACAAGTTATTCAACGAACGAATCGGAACATCAGTCGCAGCAGTTCCACCCAACACCGCCACAGCCGTCCCAAACGAAACCTGCACACGAGGATCAAACACCAGCATCCCATCACGGGACGCATAGAACCGACCATTCTCCGAAACCTGCAAAGCCTGCAAAGCCTCCAAAGCGTTTGCGTTATCCTCATAGGCAACAGTCCCAACCGTTGCCAAACCAGTATTAATCTCACGCAACGCAGTCGACCACGACACCTCATTCCTAGACAAGATTGCGTCAACCCGCTCAGAGGTGAGCTGTTGTGATGGGTTGAATCCGACAAGGTTGGTTTGGGCTAACTGTGCCAAAGCATCAACAGCGAGAATCTGTGCTGACGACAACTGTGGCTCATCATATTCAATGTTTAAGTCATAGATATATCCCTTAAACATCGCAGCCGTTCCAGCCGAACCACCATAAACCTCAATCGCTCGACGTGGGGCAATACCCAAGTCTCCCTGATACCAAGGTGAGTCTGTGTTCAACGGGTCGAATGACCTGCTAGATGCGCGGTCATCAGCGAGGATGGCAAGGGTTCCGGTGTTGAATGTGTCGAGCTGGTTGGTGCGTCCACGATTGATCGTGATGTTCTGAACATACTCAGTAATATCTACGAACTCTGTTGAACCTTCAAGGGTGTCCTCACCATCAAGGAGGCTGGAGTCGAGTTTGAAGATGTTGGTCTTAAATCCGACATCCAAATTGACCTTAAGGGTTTCCCCCCATATCGCTTGCCTAGACATTATCTAACGCCAACAAAGTTCCCGATAGAACCGAACGAGAACGTCTGACCAGAGAAGCCAAGATATTCACGCAAGTACTGGTCAATTTCCTGACCAATCTCAATCCCACTAGCACCCAACCCAGCGTTGACCTCGATGTTGACATTCCCCATACCGCCACCATTAAAGAGGCTTGAAGCATTATTTGCCAAAGTGCTATCAGGAACAAGGTTTGCCATCGGGTTAGGCATCCCACCCAAAACCTTCGGATACTTTGCCATCAAATCTATAGTCGCTTTGATGGAATCATTCAACCTATTCTGCGCATCCTTCTCACGTTCAAGCGCATCAGCTAAAGCTTCAGCAGCCTCAGCCTGACGCTCCTTCGCATTATTGACCGCCTCCAAAGCGTCATCATAAACAATCGAACCAATCGTGGCACCAAAAATTGCTTCATTCAACAACCGTTGTTGGTCATTCAATTCTTTAGTGGATTCCGTTTGAGAATCAGTAGCGTCAGAAACAGCCAACTTGGCCTCAGCCAAACTAATCTCCGCACGACGAATATCCATAGGCGAAGACTCAGGATCACTACGAACCTCAGCAAGATTCTTCTCAGCATCAGCAACCGAGAAAACAGCCTCCTCAATCGCATACACAGCCCGCTCCTGCGCACGTTGCGCCCTAGCCAACTGAGCCTGCGCAGCCAACGCCTCCGGTGAACCCACACCGAAGCCTTGCGAAATCTGAGCCAATTTTGCTTGAGCATCAGCAACAGCAAGATCAGCATCAGCCTTTGATCTAGTGGCCTTAACAGCACCCCTCTGAGCATCATTGAATGACTTCTGTGCCGAAGTCGTGGACTTCAAAGAATCACTATAAGACTTCAGTTTTTCACTAGCAGTCTTAAGTGCATCACCAGTTTTCTTAACACCGCCACCAAGCCCATTAACACTAGAAGTGGTCACCTCAATAGTTGAACCAAGCGATCTAGCGATATCTGTCCATCGAGAAGACTCAGCGCCAGTAGCTCTAGTCTTACGGGTGTTTTCGTTGTAGATGATGCCTAACTCTTCAACAACTTTCTTTTGCTCAGCCAAAGCAGCGTTCGCATCATCTAACTGTTTCTTGGTATCTGCTGGTGTAGAAATACGAAGTTCCGTACCAGCGATTGAGTTGATCGTCCCGAATAGAAGGTTGATTGGAAGGCTTATCAGTTGAAGCGCACGGGTCACACCATCAACAAAGTCAAAGAACTCTGCCTTCATCGCAAGCAATTTCAGCTTCACTTGCGCACCGGTGTATCCCAAATTATCTGCAAAGGCATTCAAAGCACCTGAGAATCCACCAGTTCCGAAAGCATCAATCGCAGCCTGAACAGCGTTTGGAAGGTTCTGCATCACATCCTTGAACCTGTCACTATTAAGAATCGCATAACCGATAGACTCAATCGCTTCACCAATAACGATATTCAATCGTTTCATCTGACCTTCAAAGGTTCCCGCAGCAACAGCCGAAGCACCCCCAAACTGCTTGCTCAAAACTTCTTGAGCTGCAGCAAAATCTTTTGTCTTAATAATGTTGGCATCAAGTGGAATACCAAGCCTGGTGAATGCACCGACGTTACCGTTAACGCCCTTAGCCAAAGCCAAAGTTACAGTCTCAAGTTCCTTACCTGAACCAGCAGAGATGTCTAACGCCAAACCAAGCAACTCTTGAGCCTTAGTCGAATCTCCAGTCGCACGAGTCAACGTGGCTATAGCAGGCCTCAACTGGTCATCAGCAATACCAGTAGCACGTTGAGTGACATCAATGTATTCCTCAACCTGGCGAATCTGTGCTGTGGTTGCTCCAGTAGTTTTGATTAACTGATCGGCTAACAGGGCTTGAGATTTTTGGTCTTCGGCTGCTGCTTGAGATGCTTTGAATAAGCCCGCTGCGATAGCACCGGTGGCAGCAGCACTAGCAATAGCAACCTGTTTGAACGATGGAAGGCTTAACCCAAGTTTTTTTCCTAATGCGCCTAGTTCCCCGCCAACCGATTTGATGCCTTTGGTGGCACCTGCAACATCGGAAATAAACTTAACAACGAACGTCCGCTCACCAGCCATGCGACGATTCTACTCAATAACAGACAACCCATTCAGTAAAGCGTTGAACTCATCCAGCATCGCAGAATACAAAGCCTTCCCTGTCAGGCCATCCCAACGAGAAATATCAACAGGCGCATTCCACCAAGCCTCACTCATCATCTCTGAACCAGCACGACGCGCACGAGGCTGACGAACCTGCTTTGAGCGAGGCGACACAGGATTGATGACAGGTTCAACATCCAACCTGAACGACGAATCCAACAACACACCATGACCCTCATGGAACTCAAACGGCTGATCGGGTGCATGTTGAGGTAGATAGAAAATACGAGCAGGGTCTTTAGTCTGAGGGTCACCGACCAACCCGATACGGTCATGCAACTCAGCCCACACAACCCGCCACAACGAAGCAGGCACCTTCTCCGCTAACGGCAAAACGAGGTGATAGTGAGGGTCATCTAAACGATGCGAATAGGTGGAATACGCAAACCATTCCAACCCATCCAACCGCGCCTCATCAAACGCTTCACCGTCCATGTCCACAACCAACGCCTCAACAAACCTGACGTTACGGTTACCTCTAGTCGTACCCTGGTCATACTCAACCGGAGACCACAACGCCCCCGCAGCCTTGACAGCATTCTCCTCATGGAACGACAACAGCTCTTTGAGTTGTTCCCAAGACGAAGCGAACCGCTTCGGATATATCGACTTAGTGTTAGCAAATAAAACAGCCATACGCCCTCCTACCTAGAGGGTACAGGAAACTAAATCAAAGTCAAGAACCATCCTTCAGAGTGTTGAGAACCTTCTGGATTGCATCCAGATATTCTTTGGCGATGTTGCCCTTCTCTTTACGGACGGTCTGCCAGAAGAAATAACCTGACCTGCCACGATGACGCAAGAACTGCTGAGTCCGAGGCCTAGCCTGACCACCGAACTCGGCACCAAAGAACACGTCACCCCTAGTCACCTTGCGCTTGCGCTTCCTGTTCGGATTCGACTTAGAAACGAACGCAGACTTCTCACTCAACTTAATTGTCGGGATACGGTCACGCCTAGCCCGCATCCCTTTCATCACCTCAGTTGCCTGACGGGAACGGGTGACAGTCGTAGCCTCAGCCTTAGCCTTCTCATTCAGATTCTCTGCGACCTGCTGGGCAGCCTTACGCATCTCAGTATTGAACCGTTCGTCAGCCTTCGCAGCGTCACGCAAAAAGTTTGCAAGACCAACAATCTCTACCGGTTGATTGCCACCAGTAATTGTGACTTGACCTGCTCTACCAAAAACCGCCATCACAACAGACTACTTGTTGAGATGAATTGCTCTCCAACGCAAATAAGCAAACATCGTGAACAACATTCGAGGGTCTTCTGCCAGCAACACCGATGGAGCGATACCTGTCTCAACAGACAGGTAAGCCATCATCCAATGCGCTGACTGGTCTCCAAAGGGACGATCACAGCGTTAGCTTGATCCCCCAACTCCAAAGTCTCAACATCGTTAATCCACGAATCAAAATCAAGACCCGTCTTCTTCTGACGATGTTCAGAATGCCATGCGATATATGCAAGGTCAGTCAAAGTTAGTTCGGCTTCAAACTTGGCGACACTCTTGTTGAACTTTTTTTCAAACGCAATAAAGTCTGGGAATGTTGCCATGATGGTTCGCTTGGACGAATCCAAAGCAGAAGTTATTTCTAACGCTATTTTCATTTTTCCTCCGCAGGGTTAAGGGTTAAAAGTTATGCGCCAGTACCAGTCTTAGTTACAGCACCATCGATTGGGTAGGTGACTGAAGCAGTTGCAAGATCGCCAACAGCACCAGCAACAGGAGTCCAAGTCAAAGGAAGCACATTGAATGCGTACTGTGGGTTTGTGCTTGAAGCAGCAGCAGTTCCGTTTGGCTTCACCGTCATCGGTACAGCAGTACCGTTAGCCCAAGCATCGTAGAACAACTTCTCAATCGTTGGGTAATCCTGATGCAAATCAAGTGTGATTGAGTTGTCTGCAAGACCTGCGATACGGGTAACCGCACCCGATGAACCGAACGAAGTTGTAGCGACCTCAGCCTTTGACAGGTTGAGCGTTACTGATGCAACGTATGAAGTGATGTCGGTTGCAGCTGTACCGAAGGTGACCGCCACGTTAGTGAGAACTTGCTTTGCCATGTTTGTGACTCCTGCCTTCCGGCACTCGAAGATTTACTACTGAAACTCTACACGCTCGCAGGAATGTGTATCAACTAAGCGTACACCACCACACGGAAGTCAACCATCAGATAGGTCGCATCGTTGCCATCCATCGTGGAGATATTTGAAGCAGACTCAACCAGCAAGTTCTGAACCACCCCACCCAACGACCTGTCAGCTTCCAACGCTGCACGAACCGAAGTCGTACCCTCATAAGACAAATACCCATCCAAAGCAGTCTGAGCTGTACGCTCCGCAGACCTACCGACAACCACAGACACCACGAAAATATGGGTCACCAACCCGCCACGCATCGCCCCGTTATAGGTAATTGAATCCAACATAGGCCAAGCGAACGGAGCATTCAGATTGTCCGGTTGCTGGGCATAAGCCCTCAAGCCTGGGATCGTGGCAAGCGCGTTAGCAATACCAGTCTTGATATCGGTGACAGAATAACTCATGCAAAAATCCGCATACGACGATACGGTTCAACCAACTGAGCCATATCAGGGTCAAGGTATCGAGACACACGGATAGCACCGAGATCGCCAAATCCGGCTACGCCTAGTGGACTGTCCAGACGCTTAAAAAGTCTTGATGATTGGATGATCGTTGCCTGAGTTACTGCATCAGGAACAGCCGGCCAACCAAACACAGCAGTCACCTGAACCAAAGCCTGCTCACCATAGTTCGCATTAACAGTCGGGAACAAATAATCACCAACAGCACGAATCTTGTCGTAACTCCACGTCAACCCATCAAGGTTTCCGTTCAACGGTTCAAGTTGATAATCAGAAACCTTCCATGTCACATCAAAAGTTCCGTCAGCCTGTGACGAAGTTTTGAGTGTGATGGCAGTCCCAGCGATGTCATCAATGGAACAGTAGAACGAATCCTCAGCCTGATAGATACGAGCCTCAGCAGTACCAGTCTGCCAGAAGCGACGGTTGCAATAACCATCAATCAGACGAGACGCTGAAGAAACACAAGAGTCAATCAATTCATCGTCAAGGGTGTCAGCCGTTCCAATGCGGAGAGCTGCCTTCACTTGGTTTCTGGTTGCGTAGCCATTGGTGATCGTCATGGTGTTCCGATTCTAGTTGATTGAAGCAGCACCACGATACTGAACACCCTCAAGCGAATAGTTCACAAACGGGTTCAACGAATACACCTGGCATGAGTACACATCCCACAACCGTTGCTTCATCGCTCGAAGGTGCATCTCATACAAACCCCAAGGCGAATCACCTGACACATAACCGTCAACCCTGTCACGCCCACCCAACGAACCACAGTCAGCCCCAACCAAAACAATGAACTTCGCTCCCATGTGCGCTGCAAGGTGCATCGCCCCATGAATGCTCGATGATCCGATAGTCAACTGCCCCGACAAGCAAGGCCAATCTTTATCGTGCGGGTCAAACGACGCACCAGGTCTGCCAGTACGAGTACCGAACGTGGTGATGTTCGGCATAAACCCACCAAACGACCCATCCGTACCATGCTCCCTCTCAGGGGTAAACACACCGATACAGTCTTCACGCATTGCCTCATGCTTAGCGTCCTGATGGTAATGACTGAAACAGTAGTAACCCTTCAACCCGAATACTGAGCCAACGAAGTTCACCGCAATCGTGAGCTTGTCATCAAAGAAGTCGGGTGTCAGATAGTCGAGTGTTGCTCCTGAGCCGAGAACATAGATGGTCTCGCCTTCATGCAGATTCTCATAGTCGTCCATTGGGTCGTATTCTCTTAGTCCCATCCGAGTTCCCTTCGTCGTGTTAAATCCCAATGACCCGCATCAGGCAACCCTGACTGCCAACGCATCGCATGAAGCGCACCATTAGCAGCAAAACTTTTATTGTTCTTTTCCATTAACTTTGGTGCAGACAGAATCGTAGAAGAATTGTCATGAATAATTCCAGCATCAGAAGTGAAAAACTGTATGTTCAACCGTTTAGCCCGTTCCTGCCAATCCGTATCCTCAAAGTACGCCGGATAAAAAGCC